ATTTATTAAACTTGATTTTTCTTGTTCCTTCGCTATTACACTATCTTCGGCTGCTATTTGTTTTTCTATAATTTTTGTTTGTCTGTCATATTCTGTAGCATTTCTTTTAAGTAAAACATTCGTTGCACTTAATGTTCTGTTTATAGCACCTTCATCCATTTGTGAAGCATTTTGAGCACCTAAATTACTAATAGCTGATTTATCAAGAGTAGTTTGAGCATTTATTTTAAAATTTGTACTAGCTTCAGGTGTACTCATTAATTTCTTCATTTGACTAATAGCATTGTTATAATTAGTTAATGCTGTTGAAGCTATTTTACTTAATGAACTAGCCATATTTGTTGAAGATGTTCTCATTTTATCTTGCGAATCGATTACTTTAGATACTGAACTATCTATTTTATTCATAGCATTTTCAATATTCTTAGCAGCTGGTGCTACTGTGGAATCATCAAAATTAAATGTCATTTGTGCTGTTGCAACATTAACAGTATCTTCAAATCTATTTATTTTTAAAAATTTATAATTCAAAGGAGAAACCTCCAATCTATTTATTATTTTGTTTATTTTTAAATTTTTTAGCAGTTGCTCTTGCCCATTTTTCAAAATGAAGTTGAGCAACTAATCTCTCATTTTCTATTTGTTTTTCTTTTTCTTCTTCACTTATAGTATCTTTTAAAGTAGACATATAAGGTTTATTAGGATACGGTAGAGGTTTTGTTCCAGATTTAGAAAAAGCATGTAATATAGGAGACACTTTACAAAGTGCATCATATATATACATGCCTTGTATCCAAAATTCTTCATCTTTATGTTTTATTTGAATATCATATGCCTCACGATAAAACTTAGCACGATACGCATCACCATACCAATATTCATCGTATGACATACCATAGCTCATATATATAGGGCATAATTCTTCAAATATTTTTGTAAGGGAAATAGACTCTACTCTTGATTTTTCTCCTTCTTTTTTGGAGTCAAATCTACTACTTCCCATGTTGTGTTTCCCGAATCATCTTCAGGATCCGCTAATAATGAATCGTAGAAATCATTTATCATCTTTGTTAATACAGCAACTAATTTAGTTTTATCTTTTGTTTCTTGATAAATTTCATCAATAATTGTTTGTTTAACATTTGGATGATTTTTTATAAAAGCTGCTGTAAAAGCTAGTTCTATATTAGTCATAGGTTTATCTAAAAACTCACTATAATTAAAACCAGCTTTTTCCAACATTTTTATAGTAAATCTATCAAATTCTAAAACGTATTCATCACCGTTGTGTGTTATCTTAATTTGTGTATTCATAATTTATTCTCCTTCTTTCTCTATAATTAAGCTGAAACTAATGTTGGTTTTGGATAACTTTCAGGTGCGTTTGTTGGTGTAATATAGTTAGTAATTTCTAGTACAGCACTAACTGAAGTTTCAGGTAATCCCATTTCAGAAGGGTTTCCTGTGAAATAGAATGATTTAGTTAATCCAGGGATAACAATTGTAAACCATGTAGCTTTTCCTGATGCTTTAGCTGTTTCATAAGCTGTCATTAAAGCTTCCCATTCAGTAATCAATGTTTCAGTTAAGTTAAATGTGAACTCTAAAGCTCCACCTAAATCTTTTAAACCATCTATATAAGTTTTATATTCTGTTTCATCTAAAGTTGTAGTTTCTAGTGTTTCTGGAGATGGATTCAAACTTGGTGTAGTTTTAGCACCAGTTATTTTTTTATAACCAGTTGTTGGTCTTGTACCAGCTGTTGCTTCAACAGCATAAGCTAAATAAACACCAGCTGTAGATAGATTAATAACAAATCTTTTACTATTTAATTTCATTTTTAATTCCTCCTATATATAGTATTTGTGTCTATGTCAATGCGACCTACATATCGCATATAGCCAATTCTTATATTTTCATCATCATGCTTTGTTGTTATAGGTGTATTACCTAATCTTTTTAAAGCGTGATATCTTTCTCCTCGCATATAATCTCTTATTAATGCTATTATATGTCTAACAGTATCAACAGCACTTCTAGTTTCTGTTTGCTCTGCTAATATAATTATTTGATATGAAACATTTATTATATGTTCTTCTAAATCATAAAACTGTGAAACAGCAGAATTTTCAATCTCATATACTAATACTAAAGGATAAGAAACGGCTGGAAATTCTTCATAACTTGATTTTACAACTATATCAGGATATTCAGTTGATAAAAGTTCATATAAATCATCAACTAATTGAATTGATAAAGTCTCATCATCATCAACCATTTAATCACTCACCTTTCATTGTATTTTTTACAAGTTTTTAAATATTCTTTGAACATTATATCTGCTGCTATACCACTAGCTATATTTTCAAAAGATTTATACATAAACATACCTGCTGGAACACCACTAGAAGTAACAAACTGTCCGTCTTTATCAGAATAATATACCCAATAATGACTTCCGTCTTTACTTAGTTTAATATGTTTTCCACTATTATAAGGTTTTAATGAATATTTTGATTTATCAGGGTGAGGAAATAACATACCCATATCACCTGTACCGAATTCATCATATAATACTTGTGAACCTCTAGCAAACACAACACAACCTCTATCCGTTTGATAACTATTTATCATAGTATCACTACGATCTTGATGGTCATGTGGCAAACTATTTACAAAGTTATCATAATTTACCCTTATTTCATTTTCTACTTCTTCTGCTACTTGTTTATTAATTACTTTACTAGTTGCTGATATTTCATTTGTAAATAATTTAAGTCTACGTTTAGCTTGTCTTAAAGCTTTCTTAATATCAGCATTAGAAGATGTTGTTGGTATTTTTACCACTCAACTTTCTTAATATAACACTACATTCATTTAATGTTATAATAGGGTTTCTATATACTTCGTAATCTGCGGTTTTACATAAAATATCATGTTCTACAGGTGGAGTATTTTTTATATAAATTCTATCTCCTAAATGATAATAATTAGCATGACTTTTACTAGTTTTTATTCTAGCATAATCAAAAGTTTCTAACCCTATGTTCATAAATTCTGAATTAGTGCTCATATCTTGCCAATTTTCATATAATTCAATAGGTTCATTATATAATTTCATTTTATTTTCACCTTGATATACATTACATAGATATATTTTTCTTTTATTTCTATCTAAATTTCTCATATATTACCTCCATTTTGTTAAAGGTATTATATCATGTAACATTTCTTTAGGATATTTACCTCCGCTACCGTATTGTCTCATTATACCGTTTTCGGTATGAGAAACTTCTCCTTCAGCTCCTCTTTTCATAAAAGCAGCTTCTGCTAAAGGTAATATCTTATCTTCATATTTAGGGTCATATAATAATGTTTCTGTCGGTGTAAAACGGCGACAACGATTTATTATTCCTATAGCTGATTTTATTTCTAATGTTAATACAACATTGTTTTCATCATCAGTTGGATAAGGAACTTCATCATAATCTAACAATTTTTTAAAATCTTCAACTAATTCAGATATAGTTTTACTAACTTCTTCAGTACCTTCTCCTTCATTCGGAAATAATAATACTACATCAGCCATCATATCACCTACTTATCTACTTAAAAGAACTTTCTTTAGAACGCTTTGATAATTTATCAGTATTATTAAAAGAAAATTCTTCCTTATTTTTATCTTTATTTTTGAATTGTTTTAATAATTCTTGTTTTTCATTCAAGAAATTTATAGTAACATATGGAATATTTCCATTGTTTTCTAATTTATTATTGGTTGGTTTTAAATCAACATCGTCATCGGTAAATACTAATTCTACTTCTGTAAAATCTTTTCCAACTTTAACATAATATTTATTATCTATTAAATAAATCATGTTATTTCTTCTTTCTAGAAGATGTAAATTTTACTTCTTCCTCTATTTCTTCTGATTTTACAGGTTTCTCTTCTTCGATTTCTTCTTTATCAATAATTGGAGTAGGAGTTAAAACTTCTTTTTTAACTTCCTCTCCAACTATTGTGTAACCCAAACTCTTATAAAGATTTTCATAAGCACCTTGAGTTACAATCATTTCATTATCTTGTAATTTACTTATTATTTTAATCATTAAGCACTTTGAGTTGCATTAGTATCTAAAATAACAATTTCATTAGCTCTTTCAAATGAAGGTAAACCAACCATACTTACTTTCATTTCTACGTTAACTGGATCTACTGTCTTATATCCTGTTACAGCTATACCAGAGTTTAATACTCTAACATCAGCTATACCAGAAGCCATTAAATCACTTTCTTCAGGAGTAGTACCCATACAAGTACTTCCTAAAGCTCCGTCAGGTAGTAATACTAAAGTATCATCTGGAATATATTTATGACCGTCTCCATTTTCATCTATCCAAACATTATCATAAGCATAGAATACAATTCCTGTTTCTTCTTGTAGATAAGATAATGCTCTAGCAGAACTTATAGAACTAATAGAACCTCCAGCAAGTACATAGATTTGATTCTTGATATTTGTATTTGTTCTTAAAGCCTTAACTACTGTAGAATTACAAATAGCCTTAGTTAATGTAACTCCTTTAGCTTTCATCATATCTTTAATATCATTTATTTCTTTTATGATGTCAGCATTTGGATTTGACCAAGCAACTGAAGCAGTAACTTTTTGGTCAGCAGGTACTCCAAAATCATAATTATATGATTGTCCATTAGAAGATAAAGTAATAGTACCATTTGTAACAGCTTCCATTCTCATTCTTTCTAGAGAAATTAAAGCAGCTGAAATTAATTCTATTTCATCATTGAAGATTTCTCTAATTATTGAATTAATTAATTCTTTATTGTTATTATTTCCAATAAGTGTATTTAACTTTTGTCTCATATCTTCATCAATATATTTTGATTCTTTGAAGAATGGCATTTTAGTTGAATACTCTTCAATACCTTGTCTATCTCTACGAATAGCTTTAGTATCATAAGCAGCTAATCTTAAACCAACTGGTTGATTTTTAGCACCTTTTATCCAATCTAGTTTAATACCAACAACTCTTTTTGTAGGGAATAAAGTTTCACCTAGCATAGGTTGTTCATTTATGTTTAATTCTAGCCAATAAGCTACTACGTTAGCAGCAGTGACTAAATCGTAAATTGATTGATTCATAAACTAAATAGCACTTCCTTTCACTACAATTATATTTTTTAAATCTGATTTAGCAGTTTCAAGATTAGAAGCAACTGAACTATCTAGTTTTAATTCATCAATACAACCAGCTAAAACAATTGTTCCATTTCCTTTTCCACTAGCATTTAATTTAACGTCATGTAAATTTACACCTACAGCACTTGAAGTACTAGCAGTAAAACCAGTATCTCTATCTGTAATATCACCAGTTAAAGGTTCACCAGCTTTAATTGTAGCGTTTGCTGAACCACTTAAAACACATGGTAATGCGATGTAAAAACTTTCTTGTCCGATTAATATAGTCTTACGATTTCCGTAATCTGCAACTTTTTCTACCATTATTTTTCATCCTTTCCAATTTAATCTTTTTTAAAATAGTATTCAGAATCAACTGTTGTTTTACCTCCAGCTGCTAATGATTTTCCAAATGCTCCGATTTCGTCTCCTTTATTAGAAGTACTTTTGTCTATTCCATTTGAAAAATTTCCTAAACTATCTTTTGTTGCGTCCATTTTACCTTTTTCGTAACTATCTTTAGCTATTTTATTAATATAACTAGCGATAGAACGAACATCATCTGTTTCACCTTTTGATAAAGTATCTAATAAGTTGTTATAAGAAGAATCGTTACTTTCTAAACCTAAAATAGTTCTTATATCACTTGTTAAAGATTCAACTCTATCCCTATTTGATGAAATAGTTTGATTTCTAATGAATTCTTCTAATTCTTGTATTCTAGCTTTATCAGCAGCTTTATCAGCAGCTTCTTTTTCACTATCTGTAAGTCTAGCTGATAATTCTTTTTTAGTATTAGATAATTCATTATCTTTTGCTTTTAAGTCAGCATTATATTTGTTAACATCAACATAATTACCTGTTGATAAATCAGCAAACTTTCTACCACTTAAAGCATTGTTAATTTCTTCGATTGTCATATCTTCGTGATATGACTCACCTAACATTTCTTGTAAATTCATTTTTCCTCCTTTTTATGGTGATTAAATGACTTCTCTGTCAAAACATAAGTAGCAATTCTTTAAATCTCCTACTACTTGGAGAAATTTATAATAACGAAAGATTAAATACTAGTATTTCCTTCGTAATTACTATAGTTTCTTCTATATCTTCTTCTA